GGCTCCGTATTCACTTTGTGAAGTAGACTATAGCAATTATACAATGAATATGATATATTATGTATAGAAATTAATAGAGGCGACTCTTAAAAGTGCTGGAGGTTATATAATGATTAGACGAAATTATCGAGTATTATCTTATTATGAAGATCAATTTTTTAGCACTGAGTGTTATATTATGATTATCAATGCTCGGTCAGAGGATGAGATCAGTGAATATATGAAACAAAGCGATATGTATTATGAAGTAATTGACAATGTAGAATGTCAGGATATTAAAGATATAGAACTTGCCGGGTTAATACTTTTCGAGGGTGATGCATATCATAGAGGAAATGAAAAATATAATACAATTATTGAATGTTTAAGATTAATTAATTAAGGAGGTATATAAATGTCACTTGCTGAAAAATGTTACATGGGTGTAACGATTTGTTGTATATTATCGGCAACAATAAATATAACTTTACTCCTTTTGAAAATCGAAAAAAATCGAGCTCATTCGCGTGAGCTTAAGAGACTTAAAAAACTCCGGAAATCTGAGCGAGCACATACTCGTTTGTATCTGAAAGAGTGTAACAGACAATTAACAATGTTATATTATGATATTATCGGAGGTAAATATAATGATTAATAATGATATTAATAACAATTTATTTGATGCCTTATATCAAGAATACAAAATCAGCGGTTATATTGTTGGTAACGAGCCCAACGAGCAAGAAAAAGATGCAATTTGCAAATGTTTTTATATTTTACTTCCGTTAATCTTAAGTAATATGAGTCTAAGACAACGCGAAGTGATTATACTTATATATGGCTATAATAAGACTCAAAATCAAGTCGCGAAAGAACTAAATATAAGCCAGAGTAACATATCAACATATTTTAAAATTGCAAATCAAATTATTATCAGATATTTTAACATTATATTTAAAGCCACTTTGTTAGGTTTAAGATATGAAAAAGGACAAGATTAAATATTCCGACGTTATTTATGCATTCGATATTGAGACAACTACAACAAATGAGATAACAAGTCTATATCTATCAAGTTTTGTTTCGGTTGATTTTAAGTTATATCACGAGACTAACGAGGTTATATTACAATCAATGTCACCAGCTCACTTTTGCCGGAGCGCTGTGGAGATAGACTCTTATTTCAGGGCTCTAAATGATAAAGGCGAAAAAGAAAAAAAGCGATATATCATATACTGCCATAACTTGGCATATGAATTTGATTACCTAATTAAAAATGTGCCTTTTGTTATCGAGAATTTTGATAACAAAGATGCGCTCTTCATCAAGCCCAGAATACCACTATTTATTCAGCTTAAATATATAGAGTTTCGATGCTCTTTCAGGTTGCTAAATGCCCCACTTAGGACTATAGGAGGCAATCTCGGATATGAAAAACTTGATATAAATTACAGAGCTCAATATTATAGCTTTTCTCAATTGCCAAAGGTAGAATATGAATATAATGAGCGTGATGTTAGATTGACATTGCTCGGTGTACTTAAGGAGTGCTCTAAGTGGAGTTATATTAATTCTGTTAAGGACATTCCGTTAACAAGTACGGGGTTTACGCGCAAAAACAATCAGAATATTAATTCATCATCCGATCGCAAAGATTATGCCGGCTTTTGTGCATATCAAAAGAAATTTAGCAAATCATATATTGATTTTTTGGAGCGCACATTTTCAGGTGGTTATAATCACGCTAACGCATTATATGTTAATAGAGTATTACATAATGTAGCGAGTTTTGACATCGTTTCAAGTTATATTGATTCAATTCTACATCGACAATATCCGCGTTTTTTCAAAAAATATAACGGATCATATGGCTTGCAATTCTTCAAGCACTTGGAGAGTTTAAACAATTCAAGTGACTATATGGAGGTACTCAGGAATTATGCAAGACCTTTTGAGTTTGCATTTATGGCTCACTTGACATTAAAAAATATAACCCCTATAATAAGGAAAAATAATCTTATATTACCAATCAGTGCAAGCAAATGTGATTTTATAGCTGGAGTTACTCTCGATAATGGGCGCATATATAAAGCTAAAGTTGCACAATTAAATGTAACTGAGATTGATTATTTTATTTTAAGACAGTTTTATAATTTTGATCTTGTTGAGTGTGACGAGATATATTATTCGCATACATATAGGCCATTAATGCCTTATGTAACTAATTCAACGAGAGAGTATTTACATGAGAAAAGCACGCTTAAACATGTGCTTGCGCGAGGCGATAAAGTGAATAAAAAAGATTTTTATTGCGAAAAGAAAGGAGAGTATATATACTCAGAGGCTCAAATTGAGCATATATTATCGTTGCCTCAGGATGAGCGAGATAAGTTGCTCTCTGATAATTATGCTCGCAGTAAGAATAAACTTAATGCTCAATATGGAATCAATGTTCAAAAATTACTTAATTCTCAAATAACATATGATCGGGTTAATGATTATTATATTAATGAGCGTGACGACGGAGTGACCGCAAAAGTGTTATATCGAGACTTCACTAACGGATTATATATAACAGCTTATTCAAGACTTAATTTATTTTGTTATGCTCTTTATCTTATAGATCGTACGGATGCGCGACTCATATATAGTGATACCGACTCATGGAAAGTATATGGAGATATTCATAATGCCGTAAGAGTTAACGAGGAATATAATCATTTTATTGAGGGAATTGTTCATAATTCGGATGATTATAATATCGGATATTTTGACTATGAGGAATTATATTCATATTTTGCAACGCTTGGTTGTAAGAAATATATTACCTCGGACGGTAAAAAAATAAAATGCACTATTGCGGGAGTAAACAAGAGGGCTACAAGTAAGGCATTTACTGAACTTTTTCAAGCACTTAATTATGATATTGATATATTTGTTAAGCTGGCATTTAGCCCTTGTACTATTCTCTCGCATAGTATAACAAATAAATTGATAACACTCTATCACAACGAGGAATATAACATAACAGTTACTGACGAGAACGGTCAGAGCGGAGCTATAACCGGGACTAATATGGTAGAGCTTGCAAATTCTGATTATGTCCTTATGGATTATGACAAGTGCGCGGTTAATGAGTATATTCAATATTTTTCGGGTTTGCAAAATACCATTGTAGATTACATCCCAACATATATATATCGAGATTCTGACGGCAAAGTTAAATATAAATATATAACAAATTGGCGCGAGGCTCTCAGAGTTCTACGCGGTGTAAATGTTGAATTTATTAATATAAATATTTAAGGAGGTTTAAAAAATATATCATGATTAAAGTAAATATAACAAATGCTCAAATTGCCACTCAGAGAGTTCTTAACTCTCTGGAGCGTGGTGAGGAGATGCTCGCACGTGCTCAACTTAACGAGCTTAAAAGAAAAGCCTATAATAAATTATATCGCGCCGAGAAAAAATACGAGGAGACAATGCCTACAGGTGTAGAATATCAAGTGCAGCAAGCTCAGATTAAGCAGGCACGAATTGAAAAACAACAAATATATAATGCCGTTGCGGAAATTCGTAACTACATTAATAATCCCGATGAGTATAAATTCAGCGCCGAGCGAGCTAATTACTATAAGCTCCGGCGAGCTTTTCAGCGTATTAATTTCATTGAGGAGAGAAAACAGGCAGAACGGGAGACAGTTCGACAAACTCAGAGAGAGGCTGGAACAGTTATAGGGATAACGATAACGAGCATCCGCAGAACTGCAAAAATAAATGCACTTTTTGAGAATGTCGTTTTTAACAATCAAATGTATAATTTCAATTCTCAGGAGCTCGAGGAGCTCGCGGCTAAAATTAAGGATATAACCGGCTATAATGTTTTAGAGGATTTTTATAGCCACTTTAATACGTCATCACATTATGAGAGTGGAGACGATGGACAAGGCAGCGCATTTTTTGATTTCGTTCAGGATACAAGCGTAAAATTAAAAAATATGCTTGTAGCTTATAAGGATAGTGAGGAGCTCTCAGAGCTTGAAGAGCAAGTTAATAAATTCTTAGCCATGGCGAGAATGTAGGAGGGTAAAAAATGGGTTATTTAACAGCGCAAAAACAAGAGGAGGTACTATCTCGAGGTTATGATATTAATGTCTGGATAAGTGACCGTAAAGGTCGGAAGAGCTCAGCAACTCAGGAGACTTTACTCTCCGATGCGTTAAATGGCTCGCCTTTTATTCTGTTGAGAAATAAAAAGGATGAGCTTATTAATGAGAGTTGGCTATCTGAATATATAGTTAATAAGTATAGTGACTATATTTTTTACACAGAAAAAATTAACTCTAACATTGTAGCCATTAAGGTTAAAACTCCTAATGATAAGACATTTATATATTGTTATGGGCTATATGTTTCTTTGGTGCAAAAATATAAAAGCTCATATTACAAGGGCTTTGAATCCGTCAAATATGTTGTATGGGAAGAGTGTATCCCAAATACTCCACTCATCCAAAATATTAAATATATTCGCTTGCGTTGTATGTCTGAGATATATAATGTGCTCAGCATTACAAGTACAATCGCGAGAGATAACAGAGTACAACTTATATGGCTCGGCAACGATATATCGGATAATATACTTAACCCCGTTACAATAGCGTTTAATCTATTAGAGCGACTTTCTCCTAATATGGAGATTGAGGAGAATGTAATTCTTAATGATCGTGAGTATAGTTTCTATTTTAATTATTTTGATTTTGAGGGAGCTGTTAATCATTGGTTATATAATAAGAATCTACATATTACTAATAATATTGATAACAAGAATCTTGTCAAATATAATATTCAACTTAAATCAGAATTTAAAAAATACTATATTTATAATGCCGGTAACTTTATTCACATATCGGATAAATGCTATGCAGTATCTGATAATTTGAACTCGGGTATTTATTCAACTGTTGATTTTTTTAAAAAATATAATGCTCAGGCTATTTTATCTGTATTCGGGTTAAAGGAGGCATTAAATGTACTTTGCACATTCCGCGGTGTTAGCCGGAGAGAGATAGCTCACTATTTTGGTAGCGAATGGTATCGCGGTAATATTGATTTTGTCCCGGATAGTGTAACAGATAACGCGGTAATTATTGATCTTGAAAAAATAGTTAATATGTCTTTGTCTGATATTATGAGGCTTAATAATTATGATGGCATTAAGAATTTAAACGAATTAAGAAAAACGCACACCGTTACTTACAGTAATATTAAAATAATGTTATTAATGGAGGAGCTCGGTAATATATTATTGTTTACTTGATATGCTTTGCATATTAGTATATGTGCTATTCTTTTTAATAAAGAATAAATAAAAATAAAAGGAGGAAAAAAGTAATGGCACAGAATAAGAAAACAAACACAAATGGAAAAGGTAAAGGCAAGGATTATGAGGTAGTCCCCGACTTTTTGGCTGACTTCATGACGGAGAGCGGGGCAACTGTTGAGCTTGCACTCTATGACAACGGAAAGAATAAACAAGATAGAATTAAACTCGTTATTGGTGAAGCATTTATTATTTATTGCTCGGCTGTTGTTGTTAATAAGAGTAAAAGGGAGAGATATGCATTTCTTTCTTATCCGAGCTTTTACGACAAGAAAAGAGAAAAGTATTATAATCAGGCTTTTTGTTTTGAAAAATCTCTTATTGAAAAGATTAACGAGGCTTTGACAGATTATTATTTTGAATAAAAAATATTAATCTAAATCAGAGAGTCCACTTGACAGTGGGCTCTTTTTGTTCTATAATATAGATAAAATATATAGCACAATTTTTTGGACACTCAATAATTTTTAACTTGGAGTTGTTTAACTCAAAATGATTGCAAAATATATTTAATTAATTTTTAAAAGGAGGTGAAAACTATCTTGGATAAGATTATTGAACTACTCATTGGTATCACAGAGGACACCTCTATTGAGGAGGCTCGACGAATTATACTCGATGTTGTCGAATTATGTAAATCAGTAGCCGACGATATGCAAGGACTTAAGGATATTATCGAGGAACAAGGAGAGAGTCTCACCAATAAGGATTACGAAATTGCGAGACTTAAGGAAGAGAACGGACGAATATATCGTGATCGTGCCGAGCGCTTAATGGAAAATACCGAAAAGAAAATTAACGAGGTTGCTGAAAAAACGCAAGCTGAAACCGAGTCCGAGCTCATCGCAAACATTGACATTTAAAGCATATAAAAAATATAAGGAGGTAAATAACTATGGCTTTAAATTCAGCACAGAGTATTTTTAACTTAATCAGAGTAAGAGCAAGTAAAGAATATCAAGACTTTGTCCCCGCTCTTACAGAAAAGTCGCCCATTGGCGATGTTGCAACCCCTATTTTAACGAATCCACTTATTTTTAAAGAGTTCTCTATACTTTTGGGCGCTCTTCTCGAGGTCGAGGTTGATAAGAGAGTGTGGACAAATCCGCTTGCTGAACTCATCAGGAGTAATGGTCGCCCACTCGGTGAATATAGTGCAGAGATTACTAGCAACCCGGTAACTCCTCGACAGTACGACCCACTTAACCCCGAAAAAGTTCTTGAATATGCAATGCTTGATGATAAGGTTGCATATTATGTTCGTAATGTTAAGGAACTTTTTAAAGTCTCAATTGCCCGTGAGGATATGATGGGAGCTTTTCAATCGTATGATAACTTTAACGATTATGTATCCATGAAACTTGCAAGCCTTGAATCAGGTCGACAGATTTCGATGTTCAATCATGTCTTTGAGTCCATTGTTGCAAACTACAACGCTGGCGCGCTTGTCGTATCCGATGTTCACACAGGTGATAATAATTATGCAGCTTGGACAGTGGCAGCTAAAAACGCTATTGACGGTTTTCAATATCCGAGCTCATTGTACAATAAATATGGTTCGCTTGCCGGCGCTAATGGAGATTTTAAGGGCTGGACAAAGGCCGATGATATTTATATTATGGCAACAGCTAATTGGATTAACTCAGCGGATGTTAATTTCTTGGCTACTCTTTTCAACATCGACAGAGCAGACTTGCAAAAGCGTATCATTAAGGTTATTGACTTCGGCTATGATGCTTATAAAGAGGTTGCAGGTGAGACAATATTCGATAAGCATGTAACAACGGATATTGATGCAATTATCTTTGACCGTCGTATGCTCCACTTTACAAGTGATCTTGATATTGACGATACTTTTTATAATCCCGGAACGCTTGTAACTAACTACTATAAACATTGGTGGGCAACTTATCAACTTTCACCTTTTGCTAACTGCATTGTTTTCACAAAGGCAGAGGGAACTGCTCCGAACGGCGCAACTCCGGCAGTTGTTAAAATGAGCGCAAATGCAAAAAGCGCAACTATTACTTTGTCACCGGAGGCCGCAACAGTTACTGCTGATGATATTACTTGTCTTTCATTTACTAATCTCTCCGGCGATAGCTTCGCAAGCATTACCACATCGAATTGGAAAGATGCTTTTGTTCCAGCAATTTCAAACAATGTTGTTACACTTACACTCACTTCTGAACTCTCGGGCGCCGTCGCTGATACTGACACTTGCGCAGCCGTTATTAAGATTGGCGGAGTAATTGTTCAGGTTATTTATGACGGAAAAGCATAATTTAAACTGACAAAAACAATCTTAAATGGGATGTGGCTTTATCCCATATCCCATTTTTTATATCAAAGGAGGAAAAATACATGGCTTTTAATCCGTATTTTTTCTGTGACTCTCCATTACCTGTTGAGTTGATTCAAAAGGCTTTAAAGGAGCTTGAATATATTAACCCGACTCTTGAAGAGGTTAAGAATAAGGTTGATGCTCTCGTCGCTGACCTTGACGGAACTATTAAGGATGAGGTAACAAAAGTTATTGATAATATGTATGCAAGCGGTGAACTCGGTGTGATTATTGCTCAGGCAATAGCTAACTCAATGACCGGCAAGAGTGGTAACATTGATTTATCTCATATGGGTTATATATTACACAAGGCGCATAGCTGGGCATTTTCACAGTTGCCACCGGTAGATCAAGCATTTACTATTGACGAGGAGTATTATAACTCATTACAGGGTAACTCTGTTTTCATGCTTAATGGTAATCTATATTGGGCTTGCGCCTATGTATGCCAAAACGGCTCTCATTTTGAGACAAATAATGCTATTAGAATGTATATATATACTATTAATCAAGACGGCTCACTCTCTTATATTACTGATAGAGAAATTGCCGGAGTTGGGCACGCTAATGGTGTTGGCTATTGTAATGGTTATATATATATTACAAGTAATTCAATTGCTGGCTCAGGTGGTGGCTTAACAACTAATGTTTGCCGTATTAGTTTTGACGGAGAAAATCTCGGAGGGGTTTGGAGTTCAACTTATAATAAATACACTGTTGAAGTAAAAACACCGACAGGAGTTGAGGGAGACTTTACAGACTTTATTTGTGGTTTCAACAATGTTATCTACTTTGCCGATTCTAACATGTCAATTTATACATTCGATTGGGATAGCGGAGTTGCGACAAAAGTATATAACAGAATTAATGGTATCAAGGGTTATACTGGCGATGGAATGAGTGTAACAGAAGATTATATCTATATGGGTGCATCGGGTTACAGAATTAAACGATATAACAAGCAACTCGGATATGTTGATTGGGTATATCAATTACCGACAAAACCTAATAACGGAGCTTTTAAAATTGGCGAGGTTGAGGGCTTTAGTGTCATTAATGGCATCTTATATCTTGCCGGAGGTTATAATCTATCTGGGTTGAGTACTAAATATAATACATATTCAGTAACTCATTTTTATCGTCAAAATTTAGCAACAAATGATATTACAATACCGGCTCTTATCAATTGGTCCAACGGCTATGTAATGGAAAATACTGTATTCACTACGACCGGAGCAATGCCCTCCGACCGAGACAACCCTCGTCATATAGCGAATACAATTGATTATCTCAATACTAACTCAATTCAAATGGCGCTTGATTTAATTGAGAGTAATGACTATATTCAGCGCGCTACTATCTCTATCAGACAGAGGCGAAACACTGAAAGTATTGATATACGGACAACTAAGCCAATAACTATTGACGGCTCATATTATCGGACTAATATTGAAAATGGAGTATCTCCCTCGATTGGGCATATATATACGGCTACTAATACTTCACTATATATTCTTAACATTATTATTAATAATAGATTACCGGAAGATATTAGTAACTCCAATGCGACAGACAATTGTATTTGCTCAATCGGTGGTATTATTTCGGTGCTCAATTGCACATTTTCAACCGGTTTAATTACTAATAGTGCTAATGTAAAATATGCAATTAAAGCATATCACGGCGCACTCAATGTCAGAACTGATGAGAGTTACTCAACTAATCCCGAGCAATGGGAATCCCTCAGAGTTGGACTCGGAGTTAGCGGAGCCAAATATACAGCCGGTAGTGATATTATTCGTAATATTAATCAAACAGTAACAGGTAACTAAAAACAACGAGCTCTCGCTCAGGAGAGTGGGAGCTCAGAGTCTTGGAGGTAGACATTATGCTTGACACTATTTATCAATTATTAATTGAGCAACGAACTATATTAATTATAGTTCTAGTTGGCGTTATTCTTGACTTTATTACAGGAATAACAAAGGCAATTTTCCAAAAAAAAATACAGAGCGAAAAACTTAGGAACACTATACCAAAAATAATGGGATATTTTGCCATTATTATTATTGGTGTATGTTTGCAAATTGTTTTTAATATTGATTTTATCACAAAAATAATTTGCTTATTTATTATCGTTATTGAGTTTATATCCGTTATTGAGAATATTAACAATTATGTTACAATTCCCAAATTTTTAACAAAATTATTGGACGATAAAAAGAACGAACTCGACAAAGGAGACAACTAAAATGAGTAAATCTTTAACTCCAAAGGAGCGAAATATTGCGATTTGTTCTCAATTCCTCACGATGAGTAAAAATCAATCTCTCCATTGGGAGGATCTTATAACATCACTCGGCAACTTCGTCCCGTATTACGCGCAGTACACCAACTTATGCCTTAACTTTTTTGAGTGGGAATTACCAGTTGACAATGAGCAATTAAATGGTGATTTTATCGAGCGCTTGCTATTTTATAAAGGTCGTTGCGCAGTTGTTAACGATGAAAGCAAGGGACTCATTGTTTGCGACTTCAGGACAGTTTACGGACAGAGCAACATATTCGGCTACCCAACGAAAATACAAGCTCTTGATATATTTGACTATAACAATGTTATTGGAGAATATGAGAGTGATAATTTTGTTATTATTCCAAATAATAAACTCTGGTATCCCACTAATATAACAGTGCTAAAGTATGCGATTGATATATCAAATATTGCGGATGCAATGAATCTCAATGTTGAGTCACAAAAATTGCCTATTATTCTACAATCGCCGGATGATAAAGCCAAATTGTCAATGGAGCAAATCGCAGATAAAATTGAAACAGGAGAAAGATATATTTTTGCAAAATCAGATTTCAACATTCAAAACGCGGTACAATCGCTTAATATTAATGCTCCATTCATTGCTGATCGTCTTCAAGACTTGCAACAAAGAAAAATCGCGGAGCTATTAACGGCAATCGGCATCAACAATCAAAATATTAACAAAGAGAGTGGAGTCACAACCGATGAGGTAAATTCAAACAACACACTTGTTAAACTTAATTTTGACTCTATGCTTATACCACGACAAGACGCATGCAACGAAATTAAGAAAAAATTTAACTTAAATACTTGGTGTGATGTTAAGGACTACAACACTAACGATTTATATAATGCGGAGAGAGGGAATAACAATGTCACAGTATAGCATCTCGCTTAAATCAATAATTAATATCAACTCACACGGTGAGCCTCATAATGATGATGTGTTCGCAAACTCCCAAAAGAAAATTGAGCGCGGTCGTGAGATTTTCTTTAATTTTGATTATGCCGGAGATGAGAAATTTAAAGAGCTTTTTGAAAATAAATTTATTATCAATTATTTGACAGAAAATATATTTTGTTTGGATATTGACTTATTTTTACTTGCTTTGCAAAACGATGTTAAAATTAAAGCCCCTATTTATTACAACAAATATAAGGCTATTGAGGAGTTAAAAGATATAAACCTCACACTCGGAGATAAAATAAGCGTTAACAGACAACTTGACGAGGAGCACGCGGACAAGGCAAACGCAACAACTACGGGCATAGGCGCTACAAGTGGCAAAAGTAAATCATCCCAATTCCCTCAAGACATTGTAAACTCAAACTCGTTTAACAGTATTAACTATATGGACGGAGGTAACGTCTCTGAAACGAGTAACAGTTCAAAATTGAGTAACATATCGGACGGTAGCGGAACATCAAAGCATGTAGAGAACTCGGAGACTGTAAGGACAGTTAACGTGTTTGACCGAATCGAAAAATATCTTGAACTCCAACTTGATGTTATTACAGATTTTGTGATGTCGTTTAATAATCTCTTTATGCGGATATGGTAGGAGGTAACTATATATGTCCTATAAATCAGGAACACCGAACGGCACACTATTCGCTGGTAATGTTAAGTGGAGTAATGACTATAAACATGTTATGTTGTTTAAATCTCAGAGCACTCGCAATGATTTTATGACAAACAATTTATCAAAATTAAAAAACAATGTCATATATTATAACCCTAATAGATATATTGATGTTGATGGCAAACTTCAAAACGCTGAAAGTTATAACTATGTTTTTTATACTAATGATAGTGACATATCAAACACAAAATATTGCTGTTTCGTTACAAATTACGAATATGTAGCCCCCGATGTAACACGCTTATATATTGAGTTTGATGTTTTTCAAATGCTTATTTATTCAGCAACCTTTTACCAATCATATATCGAGCGCGCTATCATATCCAAAAGTGCAGATAATGCAAATACAAATTATCTCCCTGAGCCAATTACCGCACCTCTTGAATATGAGAAAAAATTAACGGATATACTTGAATCCGCTAAATGGGAGCCGGCATGGGTGCTACATATGGCAAGTTATTATAACAGCGCAACAGGTAAATATGACTATAAGGGAATTGGCACTAATAACACATATGGTGAATATGGTCGCTTTATCGAATCACAAAATGAAATGGAAACAGTTTTAACAATGTATGGGCGTAAGGGTATTAATGAAGTCTTAGAGGACTTCAACAAAATGCTCGATGATACAGTTGATAACTTCACTCAAAACGGTAAAAATGTATTAAAATCAGTTATACAAGGCATATTCAGTGGTGGCATATCAACAACAGAAAGTTGGAATAACATGACGGGACTCGCCGCTATATCTGATATAGGCTCACTCGCTGACTTTCAAGACCACAGGGACGAGCTCCTCGGACTATATGCTATCCCGCAGTGGTTGAAAGAGGCATATATCGCGGACGGAGGTAACTCTAACTTTGCCGACAACAGACGGAGTTATAAAGATATTGACTTGTCAATAAATCGAAATTCTCTTGCTAATGGTTATACTCCAAAAAATAAAAAGTTATTAACAAGTGTATGTCGTGGTTATGTTCTCGCGAATAAAACCGGCATGCGCAAAGTGTTTAAGCCTGAGTTATTTGATGACAACCCAACAATCAGAATCGCCGGTATAACAATGGCAACATCGGGCTATCAATGGCACATAAATAATTATCATGAGATTACGGACTCCTATGGTGAAGTGCCCTACAACTCAGAGCGTAGAGTCGGCTACGATTCTAACACCGGCTTGAATAAGGCTATTAATACCATGGGCGCTATATCATCAGTTGCCGGAGGAGTCGGAGCTCTTGCCGGAGGAATTGCAAGTAAAAACCCGGTTGGTGTTATTGAGGGGGTTAACAGTGGAGTTAATTCACTTGTCAACGCTGTTGATCTGATAGGTAATCAAGAGCAGCATATCGGTAACAATGGTGACCTACTCAGAGTCACAGGAGGGCGCGCACAATTGAGTTGGTACGAAATTTCGCCCACACGCTCCGAATGTGAGAGCATTGACAACTTTTTTGATATGTATGGATATACTATCAATAAGCATGCAAATCCGCGTTCATATTTTAACACGCGATCGGTATGGAATTATATCAAGTGTACTAATGTTAATTTATCGTGCGATAGCCCGACAGACTATGAAAATAAATTAAAAAATATCTTTTCATCCGGTGTAACACTATGGCATAGTTACTCTGATTTTGGTAACTATGCGAAAACTAACTCATAACAAGGAGGTATATAATTATGAGCAAAACAAATAAAGGACTTGTAAAATATTGTAAGGCTCAACTCGGTAACCCGTATTGGTATGGATGCTTTGGGCAAACAAGCTCAAAAGCACTTTATAACAATAAGAAAAAGCAATATCCGAGTCAATACCAATGGGAATGCCCTAAAAATCAAATTGGAAAAAAAGTACACGATTGCGTGGGACTAATTAAAGGCTATCTATGGAGCGAATCTCCAACAAGCAAGCCAAAATATAAAAGCTCTCAAGATGTGAGCGCTAACGGCATGTATGATAAGTGTAAAAGTAAAGGAAAAATTAATACTATGCCGAATGAGCCGGGAGTCCTCGTTTTCATGGATAACCATGTCGGAGTATATATCGGTAATGGTTATGTTATCGAGGCGCGTGGGCACGGATACGGAGTTGTAAAAACGAAACTCTCGGAACGCAAATGGACAAAATGGGGTAAATGTCCGTGGATAGAATATTCTACAATCAAGAGTAATGAATCACACTCATACTATCCGAAATATATAGGTTTTTCTATCTCAATTGTAGATGCACTTCGGGCTATCGGTGTTAAGGATGTAACACTATCGCACCGAAAAAAAATTGCAAAAACAAATGGCATTGCAAACTATACAGGCACAGCAAGCCAAAATTTAAAAATATTAAAACTACTTAAAAAAGGCAAACTAATTAAGGCATAAAAAATAAAAAACCGCGTTACATTTTAAAATGTGGCACGGTTTTATTTTTATTTAATTTGTTCGTGCAATATCTTGCAATAATCTTCAAGTATATAACTCCATTGAGTTCTATAATTACCCTTAGCATCATAAATCTTATTATATAACCTCCAGCACTTTTAAGAGTCGCCTCTATTAATTTCTATACATAATATATCATATTCATTGTATAATTGCTATAGTCTACTTCACAAAGTGAATACGGAGCCGTGTGTTTCTGTTCGATTTATTGGATAGTATTATAACACGCTATGTGATAAGTTGTAAGGGACTTTTTGGTGTTTGGATCGTCTCTTGTTGCATTGATATTAAAACGCGCTCTATTAGCGTGCTATGGTGTGT